GCCCTGAACCAGTGCAAGGATTGATAGATGATGATGAGATCCCAGAAGTAGAAGAATCGGTCACGAAGTCAGGTGATCTCTGGATATTAGGAGAGCATCGGGTCTTGTGTGGTGATGCAACAAAGAAGGAAGATGTTGAACGATTGATGGAAGGACAGAAGGCTGATATGGTGTTTACTGATCCGCCTTATGGTGTTGATTATGATGGTGGCATGAAGAAACAAAAGAAATTGAAAAACGACCATAATGCTGATATTTATCATTTGTTTATGCCTATCTCTGTTAATGTGTTAAAAAATGATGGTGCTTTTTATGTGTGGTATGCTGACGCAACTGCAACTGCAACTGCAACTGCAACTGCAACTGCAACTGCTGGTCTTGTGATTTCTGCTCAAATTATATGGGCAAAGAACCATGCACAATTTATGTCAAATGCAAAATATAAAGGGAAGCATGAGCCTTGTTTTTATGCACATAAAAAAGGTAAATCTGCAAAATGGTATGGGGATAATAACGAAGTAACACTTTGGGAATATGACAGAGCAAGTAAAAACGAATATCACCCGACTCAGAAACCAGTAGCATTATCAGAGAGGGCGAATAGAAACAGTTCACCTAAAGAAGGAATCGTATTAGACCCATTTCTCGGCTCTGGCTCAACACTAATAGCCTGTGAAAAGACTAACCGTAAGTGCTATGGTATGGAAATTGATCCGCATTACTGCGATGTAATAGTTAAACGCTGGGAAGAATACACCGGAAAGAAAGCAGAAAGAACGGAACGTGCCGAAAGTTGATAAGCAACAAACAAGCAACGGAAAGATGCCCGGTGGTATTACAGGCAAAGGATGGATGCCAGGACAGTCCGGCAATCCGAACGGAAGGCAGCCGAAGGTCAGAAGTATTCCGGACATACTGCACAAGATCGGCGATGAAGAAGGAACGGTTAGTGGTAAGTATACAAAGCTGGATGTGGTGTTAAGGAAGGTATTTGATTTTGCTTTGGAAGGCAAGTCATGGGCGGTTCAGTTCATAGCGGACCGGACTGAAGGAAAGCCACGTGAATTCGTTGAACAGAAGATAACCCGGGATGAAGTTGTTATTAAGTGAAGTTTATAATAGAGCAGGACAGGATGCTGTCTCATCAACTCCGTTGGTGGAATTTGCCGAACCGATATCGACTTATGGTAGGAGGATACGGATCAGGAAAAACATACATCGGAGCGCTAAGAAGTATTTATCTGTCGTATGTAAACGCACCGCTGCCGGGGATGTACGTAAGCCCGACACACGGACTGGCGCAAAAGACGATCATCCTGACGTTAAAAGAACTGTTCGAAAGAAGCGAAGTTGATTATGTATACAACCAGCACAAAGGAGAATTTCGCATCGATAACTGGAACGGTTGTATATGGGTTGGCTCAGGTGATAAGCCGGATTCTCTCAGAGGCCCGAATTTAAGCTGGGCCGGAATTGATGAGCCTTTTATCCAGAAGCGTGAAGTATTTGAGCAGATGACTGCACGTGTCAGACATCCGGAAGCATCACAGTCAGAGATATTCCTTACAGGAACGCCGGAAGAATTGAACTGGGGCTATCAGTTGGTGAACAATTCCAAGATAGATATCGGCACAGTAAACGCTTCAACGCTTGACAATCCGCATTTACCAAAGGAATACAAGGATTCATTATTGGCTGCATATTCACAGGAACAGATAGATGCTTACGTTCACGGCAAGTTCGTCAACTTAACTCAGGGCCGTGTCTATAAAGACTTTGACCGAAACAAGCACGTGATGAAGCGTGAAACGGACGGATGGGAAATAGGAGCCGGGCAGGATTATAACATAGATGCCAATACAATTATCATATTTGCCTACACAAAGAAGGAGATCCATGTATTCGATGAGATACGCAAGAAGAACGCCGGCACATACGATATGGCAGAAGCGCTGAAGGAGAAGTATCCAGGTATAAAAGTATTTCCTGACAGTACAGGATCGGCACGGAAGACATCGGCCAGTCAGTCGGATCATGATCTTATGCGGCAGGCAGGCTTCCAGATATTAGCGCCACGTGCGAATCCACCGGTCCGGGACAGAGTGAACGCATTCAACAGACTATTACGTGAAGAACGAATAACATTTTCCAACTGTCCGAATCTTATTATGGACATGGAACGGAACGTATGGCGAAGCGGTGACATAGACAAGCGTGATCCAGAACAGACACACGCTTCTGATGCTATGGGATATGCTATCAACTGGCTGTTTCCGATCCATGAAAGAATTGCAAAGGTGAAACAATGGTAAATAACTACTTCGGCGAATCGGTAAACAAGGTTGTCCTCCCGGAATACGGCAAGGATGCAGTGTTGAAGTCTCTCAGGCATTCCGAATATTTAAAAGAAGACAACCAGATAGCAGAACGGAACACAGCGCTGGACTTCTACTACAACCGGAACTTAGATAAGCATATCGATGAATGGTTTAGCGGATCTCAACATCTCAGGCAAGTCCCGGCGTTTCCGCAGTCCATAGTTCCACGCTTTGCGCGTGCCAGGATGTTACTATACAAGAATCCACCGATCCGCCTGCTGAACGGTGAGGAGAACGATGACTACAAAGCAGTCGCATATCACCTGAATTCAAAGACACGCGAGATGGCAGAACTGACATGGTTGCTGGGCGATGCTTCCATGCGGACCAAGTGGAACAAAAACAAAGAACGTATGGAATACGACATCCTTCCAAACGTGAAGAAGTATTATGTGAACGGCGAATCAGAACCGTTTGCAGTGTCCTATGAGATCGGGCGTGCCATGAACAGCGAAAGGCAATTCATATTCTGGTCTGAGTCAAGAGAAGGTGAAATAGGCCAGCACTTTATTTTTTCACAGTCTGGAAAGATCATAGCAGTTCCAGGCAATCCGGAGATGATCAATCCGTATGGAATTATTCCAATATCACACGCCTGCTATCCATCCAATGCTTTAGATGTAGTTCGTGCAGCGGTTCAGATATCAATCGCCATGACGGAAATTGCATTAGGTATCCGCTTTAACCTTGGCCAGCCGATAGCTAAAGGCATCACAGACCAGGACACGATTGAATCAGGTATTGACAAGTTAATATTATTAAGCGATCCGGCATCATCGTTTGACTATGTATCGCCTAACTCAGACATCCGGGGCAACCTGGAATCCATCAAGCTGATGATAAACCAGGTGGCACAGAATCATTCCTTGGCAGTCCGTTGGGGCGAAGGCGGAACACCGCCATCCGGTGAAGCGCTGAAGATCATGAGCATGGAGAACCTTGAAGTCCGGGAGTCGGACATACCGCTATGGTTAGAATGGGAAAGAAGCCGTTATGAAATTGACAATATTGTATATCAAACTCATACTGGCAAGTCTTTGCCTGAGGATCTTACGATTGATTATGCGGAAGCAGGATTCCCAAAGTCAGTGAGTGATGAGATGGCGTGGATCGAATTCCAGTTAAGAAACAACCTGATCACACGCAAAGAATTGTTATTGAAGTTCAACCCGGACATGAGTGATGAAGAATTGAAGTCAAAGATGGGTGAACTGGAAGAAGAAAAAGAAGTGGAAGCACCAGTACCTGTTGAACAGCAGAAACCTAAAACATTGTTGGATTTAATCAATGCCTAATTTTGTTGACAGCTATATGGACGAACTTGCAGGAATTCAGGATACGCTCATGGGCAGGCTGAAGTTACTCATTCCAAGATTGCAGGAATTGAATACACGTGAACTGATTGAAGTGGCACGTGGGATTGACTTTGTAAAAGAGATGGATACGCTTGGGCTTGGGGAAGCGTTGGACGGTTTATATACTTCATTCGATGGTGAAATTGAAGCGGCAATAAAGCGTGCGCAAGTATTAGGTGTGACAGGAATATCCACAGTGAATATGGAAGCGATAGAAGCCATGCGATTACTGGAGATTGAGAAATTGGGAATGGATTACGCTGCATTCGCTTCTGATTTGAAAAGAGAGTTGGTTCGTGGAATTATCAGCGGTACGCCGGCACGTGAACTATCCGAACGCCTGTTTGAAACATTCGGCAAGGACAAGATACTCACGTCCGCACAGACAAGAGTGCTGGTGAACGATTCCTTTGCACGTCTATCAAACGCAACCAGAGGTGAATTCTTGAAAGATGCTGATGTGCTTTGGACATATATCGGACCGTTGGATGATGTCACCAGAAATGAATGTGTTTCAGTGTTAAGCGATCCACAGAATGAGATTGGATATAAGTTTAATGAACTTCCATTGCCTATGGATATAAGAGGCGGATGGAATTGCAGACATAGGTTTGTAGTGACTGAATCATCTGCGGAGGTAGCCCAGGCATAATGAGAGCGCAGGACATCTTGAAACTTGGCGCTTCCAGCCGGAAAACGGCAGGAGAACTTGCTAAGAATTTTATTATTTCTGATGCCAATAAAGGCAAGTTCCAGAACGGAAAGAGTGGAATAAGATACGGACCGTATAAAACGAAGTCATACACATACGCTGACTATAAGAAGAACAATATGCGGACATTCGTAATCGATGCCGGAAGGAAGTTGAAAGGATTTGAAGCAGTTAAAAGTGATACACAAACAAACTTTGTAAACGCCAACCTTACTGGTGAAACGCTTGACAGGATCACATCAAAGGCGAAAACAGGAAATACATTATTTGAATTGAATTATGAGCGTGGCGAAGTGGTGATGGGATTGAAGAAGCAAAAGAAGGCTGACTTATATGACTTATCAAATGAAAACAAGACCAGAGTCGTGAACATCCTTATGAAAGAAGTGTCACGTAAAGCCGATAAATACATGGCAGAGGATATAAAGATAAACATCGGCAAATGAATTTACTAACTCAAACAAGAGGTTAAAATGAGCGAAGAAAAAGTCGAAGTCCAGGACGTAAAACAGGACACCGCTGCAACTGCCAGTGATGAGAAGCAGACCGTCAACTCAGTTCCATATTCACGGTTCAGCGAATTGGTTGACGAAAAGAACACGTTAAAAGTCCAGCTTGATTCTTTAAACAAAGAAGCCAAGCAGCAGGCTGAAGATCGGAAGCTGAAAGAAATGGAGTCAAAGGGCGAATATGAAAAGATTATGACGGATATGAGTTCCAAACTTGAAACTGCCGAAACGAAAGCAAAGGCTTTTGATGAATACCAGGCATCCCGGCGTGAGTCGTTACTATCGAAACTGCCTGAAGATGACCGTGGAATTTACGATGGGCTTCCTCTGGACAAACTGGAAGTTCATGTTGAAAAAGTCAATACGAAGCCTTCACCGGCAACCGTGGACAATTCCAAACCAACAGAAACAGGCGGATATTCTTCCTTTGAGGAATGGGCAACGCTTGATCCGAAAGGATACAAGAAAGCTAACGATCCGACCACATCAGGAAAGATCAAGATAGGATATGGCGACTGATTTATTAAAAAAGGCGTTAGATCCGGAGAATGACCTGAGTCACAAAACGACAGACGATGGTGCTGATATCGAATGCACTTATAAAGGCAGAAAAGTAGGCTATGATGATTATCTCAATATCCACGAAGAACGTGGTGAACGTCTAACAAAAGGTAAGCCATTGAAAAGCATCCGGATGTTTGGAGGATTTGGTCCTGGAACTATGAAGAAATCGTATGACTGAATTTTATCAATTCTTAATAAGGAGTATAAAAAATGGCTTTATCTAATACCTCCACATTGGCTGGCGGCATCGGCAAAACTGTCGGTGATGCTGTAATAGCATTCAACCATGCCAACGTGATGTTTCCAATTTGCACCGTAAAACAGGCTGCAAGAGGATCAAACTCAGTTCAATTTGGCGATTGGACAAAATTAACTTCTGGCAATGTAACAGCAGCAACTGAAGCCACAACCACAACGGCAGTGGCGCTCACATCGGCAGCACGGACTGCAACGATATCGGAACACGTTATCGCTGCGACAGTCAGTGACCTGGTTCAGATGGGTTCTGGCGATGACATAGCTGGTGAAGGCGGAGCCGCACTTGGCAACGCCGTGGCAGCGAAATTAGATGATGATGTAGTAGAACTTGGAAAGTCTTTCTCACAAACTCAATCTTCAGCCGGTACGGCTTTGGCTTTGAGTCATGTGTTTGGTTCAATGAGACTACTCCGGGCAGCCTCTGCACCGTTTCCATATTCGCTGGTGCTTTCACCGAAATCCGTGTGGGGAGCAAAAGGAATAATATCATTACTGCATGATGATGCTGTAACTGGTTCAAAT